CAAGTAGTTGGACTTACGAGATAGAATAATCCTCCATAAGTTCTACCTCACTAGCCCCTTGCAGAAATGCTTGGGGCTTTTCTCTTTATGCCGAGAATAAAACAAAATAAATTAATGCTTGACGACAGGGCTGGGAGGCGTTAGATTATCTGTGTAAGGAGAACACGATGTTGCTACGGAAGTTTGTAGATGAAGGCACAGGCATCTTGACCTGTGTGAAGTTGGAGGAAAATAATAATTATGTAATCTACTGGACTAATAATGGTTCCAGAAGGCACGACATTCCACCAGAGGTTAAGAAGACCTCAAAGGAAATCTGGGATGAAATGGTAAAGCAGGTGAATGGATAAGATAAATTAATGCTTGACTTTTCCTACATAGTGAGACGACATAAAAGATTAAAGGAGATTTATTATGGCTCGTAAAGCACTACCCAGAAATGTTATGCGTAAAGCAGTAGAGAACAGAAAGATAGAAGATTTTATTTGGGCTTGTCTAGACCTAGCCTGTGTAGAATTAAAAGAAGATAATAATAATGCACGGACTTTTTCAGGAAGAGACATCCAAGCATTCCTAGACCATTTGCTACGAATGGAAAAGGATAAGAGAGATAGAGGTGAAGAAGTAGTAGATGGAGAATTAAATAAAAAGATTTTAGAAGTAGATGCTTGGGTCAAGAAAGCAAGATAGGATAGATGGTAATGAAGTTAGATAAGAAATTATCAAATCTCTTTAATGACCCCCTACAATTTATCAGCAGATTAAAGATTGTAAATAAGAAAGGAAAATTAGTTTATCTAAATCCTAACGAAGAACAAATTAAAATTGTAGAAGCATTACATAAGGGAGACAGCACATTAATCTTAAAGCCAAGACAGATTGGTTCATCAACTATTATCTGTGCTTATTTCTTTTGGTGTGCCTACACATCACAAGACCCACAGACCTATGCAATCTTATCTCACAAATTAGCATCATCAAAACATCTGTTAGAAATCCATAAAACATTTTATTTTAATTTACCCGTAGCCCTACAAAAACCAATAGCCATAGACAACACAACAGAATTTAGATTTAAAGATAGTGGTGCTGGAATTGTAGCAGCATCATCACAGGACAGAGGTGGTCTTCGTTCTTTCTCTGTAAGCAAACTTCACATAAGCGAATTTGCATTTGCAGATAATCCAGAAGAATTAAAAGCCACAGCAATTGCTGCTCTAAACGACGGGCAGTTAGTTATGGAAAGCACAGCCAACTTCTACAACGATGCTATGCACCAAGAGATTTTAAAAGTAGAAAGAGGATTGGCTGATTGGAATTATTTATTTTTTCCTTGGTTCGCACATTCCTCCTACCATCTACCTGTTCCTAAAAGAAATGATTTTACTAGAACAGATGAAGAGCAAGCCCTTGCAGAACGCTGGGACTTAAATGATAATCAACTATGGTGGAGACGACACCAGATTTCTAAAATAGGATTTGATAAATTTTCCAGAGAATTTCCAGAGACCCTAGAAGATGCTTACAAGCAAATTGGTAATTCTTATTTTACCCAGAAAGATTTAGAAAATGTAGAAGTTATTAAAGTTGATAATGAAGACTGGATAGTTTTTGATGACCCTAAACCAGATGACCGCTATGCTATTGGGGTGGATGTGGCTGCTGGTGTTAATAGAGATTACAGCGTTGTGTTTGTTATTTCTAAAACAACTTATCAACCTGTGCTAATTTATCGTTCCAATAAAATAAATCCTGTTTCTCTTGCAGAGATTATTATTGATGTTTCAGGAAACTACAACGATGCTCTAACACTTGTAGAAAGCAACAACTATGGTAATGTTGTTCTTAATGAACTACGACATCAGGGCTTCCGTAGGTTCTGGATGGATGAGGACGGAAAGGACTGGACTACAACAATTAAAACAAAAACCCTTATGTTTGAGAATTTAAAAACTTTAATTCGTGAGGGCTACATCTACAACATAGACAACATAACATTTGGAGAAATAAGAAGCCTGCAAGTAAATGAAAAGGGACACATCCAAATCCCAGATAATCTTGCATCTCACGGAGACAACGCTGTTGCTATGTCCCTGTGTGCTATGTGTCTTGGAAATGTTAAACTACCAAAGACAACTTATCTACCAGATTTTATTAAACATAAAAGAAGCCAGCGCATCCTACAAACTGCTGGTGTCGCCAATCATAAACATAGACGCTATTAAAGGAGATTACTATGGAAGAAAGAAAACCTAACGAGCATAGGCTTGTAGCCCACTTTGGAGCATCGCTTCGTCTGGTCTCACCAGATGGTTATTTGCGTTGTTGCAAGTGCAGAGCAGCCAAACCAGAGGAAAGTGGCTTTTTTAAAAAAGATAAATTAAATGATGACGAGGGCTTTTGTAAGGATTGCATTAAGGAACACGGGAGAGAAAGACTACACTTGACCTTTCCTCATAAGGTAGAGAAGGAAAATTAATTATGCCTAGAACTAATAAAGACACAATTGCTCTCCTGCGAATGGTTCTCACCGACCATAGAGACTTCTGGGAAAGCCAGATGGGAGAACTTAAACGCTACAAGAATGCCTATGAAAATAAGTTTTGGGAAGGTGAGACACACGCAGACCAAATGATTAGGGTTGAGACTGCTGATTGTTTTTCTTATGTTGAGGGATTTATTGCTGCTCTTTTTTCCAAGGCTCCTGCGGTTGTTATTGGGGCTGACGCAGCAAATGCAGCAGGAGACCCTGACCTAGCACAAGCCGCTGCAAATCGTTGGCTATTCGCCCAGAGAGAACAACTAGAAATTGCTTCTCGTCTTGCTCTTATTTATCCTAATTCTTTTTTAAAATTATCTCCTGTTGATAGTGAGGAGATGTTAGAGAAAGTTTCTATTCGTGCTGTCCCTGCTTGGGAAGTTGTTGTTGATAGAGATGCTAGTGGTTGGGACAAGCAAAGATTTTGCGGACATCATTACTTCTTAACTATTCCAGAGGCAAGAGAAAAATTTGGAGCAAAGAACTTCACAGCAGTTCCTAAACAAGATTACTTTGGGACTGGTGATAGAAACTATCGTGGTGGTGCAGACATCTATGGCTATTCAGGTGCAACCTACACAGACTTACCTGATGATTACCTTTACATAGAAGTTTTAGAATTCTATGATTTTGCTTACGACCAACTTTACTTCTGGTCTCCCAACTACAAGAACGGAGAAGAACTATTACAGAAAACTGAAATCCCTGTGAGAACTTATGACGACCGCCCCCTTTCTAATCTTGCTCCCCTCTATTATGCTCGTAAGCCTGAAAAGCCTATGGATGGTTTATCAGCAGTTTCTAGAATTTACGACCAGATTTACGAGAAAAACATTTTAAGAACTTATTGGGCTAATGCTGTTCGTCGTGATAGTCGCCAGTTCATTTACAAGGAAGGTGCTTTTGATGAGGAAGAATTAGCAAAGATTACTGCTGGTGTTGATGGGGCTATGATTGCAACAGACGAGCAGACACTTGCTGGTCTTATCCAAGCAATTCAGGTAGAACCAATTACAACTAACTTTGACCGCTACTTAAACCAAATAGAACAGGACATTAACAGAGGTTCTATCTTGGCTCCTTTCAGTAGAGGAGAAGCCACCCGTGCAACTGCAACAGAGATTACAGCCCTTGCTTCTTATTCTGCTAGTGAGATTGGTAAGATGGCGAGAGAGCGTGATTTTGCAATAGAAATGATTGCGGACATTTATTTGCGCCAACTATCCCTTTTAGCAGAAGATGGAGACAAAGCAGTCCTATCAGTTGGTGGTAAGGCAAAAGTTATTACTGCAAAAGACCTGCACGGAAAGTTCCGCATCTCTGCCCTAGACCAAGGCAACCAGCCAATTGCAGATGCAATCAAAAAACAAAATCTTATTTCTCTTCTACCAGTTCTTACATCCCTAGGCGTTCCTGCTGATAAATTAAAGGCAGAAATTATTAGGGCTTATGAACTACCAGAAGATTTTTTAAAAGCCCCAGAACCCGAACCAGAGGCTCCCAAAGTAGGTTCCCGTAGTGTTCCAGAGGAAGAGGCATTACAAGAAGGCACACCAACAGAACAAGCAACTGGTGCAGAGACACTAGCAAACGCACTTGTTGGTTCAGCAGACCAAATCACAGGAGAATAATTTATGCCTTTTTATCAATTCAGTTGCTACAATTGTGGAAAGAAACACGAAGCGATGTGTTCTTGGGAAGCCATAGAAGGTTTAGTCAAGGAAGGCTTTTGTGGTTCCAATCTTTTCTTTGACCCTAATTCTGTAAAAGAATTTGCAGAAGATGGAAGTGATGGTTGTGGAGGAGAACTTTACAGGGTTATTACAGCACCTAACATTATTGGCGAGACCACAGGTAAGTGGGGCGTTAATGGTTATTATTCCAAAGCCCTTGGTGCTTATGTAGATAGTCCAAGAGCAGAAGAAAAAATTATGAATGCCCGTGGCTACATTAGAGAAAGCGATTTAGGACACCACGGATGGAACGATGCAGTAGAAGCAAAGCAAACAAGGATGAAAAAGAAAGAAGCAGATGTTAGACAGATTGAGGCAGACATCGCATCTGGAATGGATAAGGGTGAGGCTTACGCAAAGACATTCTCTGCTGAAAGGGCTTTATCTGGCGAACTAGATAAACTTTATGGTGGAGAAGACTAATGGCTGAAAACGACCAACACAGATTGTGTAAAGACCACGGACACTTTGTTGTTGCTTGGGGACGCTCTACTGCTTGTCCTGTTTGCGGAGAACTATGCAAAGCACATCCTGACTTTCATAGACAGAAACAAGGATTTCATTTTATTGGTGCAGAGGGAACTGGTTATTTTTCCAAAGCCCTAGGTAGAGAAGTTGGTTCCAAAAGACAAGAAGAAAAAATAATGAATGCTAATGGCTACATAGCAGAAAGCGATTTGCCTTCTCATTATTGGGAAGACCAAACCGAAATAAGAAAAGAAAAGATTTATCGTCAGGAAACAGAAGTCCGTGCGATAGAAGAACAATTAAAACTTGGTGTGGATTTAGGCGAAGCAATAGCAAACACCTTTTCCGCAGAGCGTTGCTTATCAGGGGAACTTGATGAGATTTATGATAATAAAACAGAAACCATAAAGGAGAATTAAAATGGCTACTGAAATAATAATCGCAGGTCGTTCCCCAGAGGAAAGCCCACTTGCAGAAGACCTTAACGAAGCAGAGATGACTGATGAAATGAACTATGAGGCTATGTCCCCAGAAGGTTCTTTCACTATGAATTCTATGAATGCTCTTGTTAAGGCAACTAACAAACTACTACCAGCATTCGGTCAGGCTCCTGACTATCCTACTTTTGATGCTGATGTCTCAAAGTTCCCAACAGAATTTACACGCATTCTTGCTATGTTCTCTGCTGCTACTAATGACGCTGCTGAAATGGAAGTGATAGACCCAGAGATGGTAATTTCTCTTGATGCTATTACCGATGACCGCTCACTTAAAATGCTTGCTGGTCGTGTAGATGCTCTCTCTCGCAACAAGGACTTTAAGAAATTTCTAAAAGAACCTATGCCTATGAAGGAAGAGGAAGAAGTGTCTGGTGCAGAAACTGCTATGGAAGGTGAAGAAATGACCGACGAGCAGATGGATGCTATGTTTATGGAGAGGATGTAATGCCTATTCATAAAACAAAAGGAGGCTACAAAATAAAAAATGTAGCAGGTAAATCAAAAACTAAAAAAGCAGCGAAGAAGCGTCTTGCTGCAATTAAAACTAAACAATCAAAAGGAATGAAGAAAAAATGAATAACGAAACAATAGAGACTGGAAACAGCACCTCTGTTGAGAACAACGATGTAGTTGAGACAACAGAGACACCCGAAGCATTTGAGGCATCACCTCATCTTGCAGAAGACCTCACGATAGATGACCTACTAGGATTATCCGCAGAGCAATTCCCAGAATTCGCTGATGATGCAAACCACAAAGGAATGAAACCACTTCATAACTGGGTTCAGCATTTACCAGAAGATGTGAGAAAGCATCTAGGAAATCTTCGTTCGTCTTACACCAAGAAGACCCAAGAACTTGCTGCTATTCGTAAAGAATTAGAGCAGGAACGCTTACTTTTGGAACAGCAGAGGTCTAGCACCATAAACAACCCTGCTTATCAAAGAGCAGTAGAAATTGCTAATAATCAGGAAGAATTTGACCTTTATGACCCAGAGGGAATGAAGCGTGAAATTGAGAGACAGGCTGCTTTGCAGTTAAAGCAAATGCTAGAACCTGCGAGA